AACACCTTCATTAAATCTTTACGAGCATCTTCTCTCGTACCTTTATTTAAATATCTACTTGCATACTTATCTACATTGCCCATGCAGAATCCAGTGCCATGACCTTTATCTATAATATTTTCCATAGACTGTATCTTATTGGTATTATAATGAGATGCATAAGTACTATCAATATAGTCTGTAAACTCTTCTATTAGTTTATCTTCACTAAACTTATATATGTTAGTTTGCTCAGGAGTAATTTGTTCTTCTACTATATTAAATCCTAATGCTTCAACTTCTTCTTTTGTGTATTGGTTGTGCGCAGAAGGTTTATTAGAATCCCAACCTATTGACTGTCGTTCAGGTACTATATCATTTGGTGATATTGGTCTCATATCTCTTCCTATTTCCCATCTATCTGTTGATCCTTGGTATCTACCATATACGATACCATCTACTCGTTCATATGTTAACCCAGTACCTGGTTTAAGTGTTCCCATTAACCAATCTTCTTTTTAATAGCTTCTAACAACTTACTTAAATTTTCTTTTTTATTTAAGTTGGTTCCTACAACTTCAACTCTTAAAATTTCTTCAAGCTCTCGTAGCATAACTTTTACAGTTAATGACTTATCTTCTTCATCTAGTTCAGGTTTTTCGTATATTTTAAGCTGTACTAATTTACTTATAACACTTCTATAGCCTTTTTCAAATATAGAAGCTAGTTCATGTACATCTTTAATTTCTTCTTCAAGATAAAGCCTAGTTAATTCAGCTTCTTGCTCGTCATTCCAAGCTTTAATACTCATATTCATTCTCCAATTCTTCAAATTCCAATTCTAATTGATTATTCCATATATACCTTTGTGCTACTGCTTCTGCGGCATCATTTAATAAAGGTATTAAAGAGCTAACTTCATCTGCTGGAATAGAAAATCCTGTCTTAGTTGGGAACCACTGTCCTGTATCCCCATCCATTGTATAATCTCTTATATGTAGATATAGTTTATCTCTAAATTCATTAATAGTTACTTTTACTGCATTACCGTTTGGTTTATGAAATGCCGTACCAAAGTCTATATTCATATTGTTACTACTTTTTCGGTACTTATAAAATCTCTTGCCCAATCTGTGACTGGGTATAACTTAAATATCTGTACCAATGCATATCTAGTTTCTGTAGTTGACTCATTAGCCATTCCATGTGCTACTAAATCAGGATCAAAAAGTATTGTTTCACCTTGTCTTAGCCATTGAACTCTACGTTTATTTTCTGTATCTATAAAGTTATATCTAAAATCTTTACTGCCTGTTAGTGCAGTAATACTTCTAATCATATAATCATCTTTGTTTTTTACGGTTGTATTATTACCATCAGTATGTAGCGGTATCTCTTGCCCTGGAAGTTGCCTATGTATACGTACTCTAGTAGTTTGTAGTTCAAAATGATCTACTAATTTTTTGACTTGAGGTATTTTATCATACAAAGCTGTATACTTAAAATCATCAGGATTCTCCAAAGGATTAGATCTATAAAAATCAAATACACTACCTGATTCACTTTTTATTGATATAGCATCTACATGGCCTGCTAAATCTTGGTCTGTATGTTTTACAAATTTTAACTGTTTAACCCAGCTATTATCAAATTCTAACCTTGTTTTAGCTTTTAATAACATAATCTTTTATCTGACCTCCTTCTACCGGTCTATCTAAAAAGTCTTTTCCTAGAATCCATATATTAGGATTTCTTTCTGTAATTTCTTTTACCCAAATATTATAACTTGCAGTAACACCTTTTAATCCGTGAAGATAATGAGCATTTACAGTATGAAAAGCATTACTCCACCATATTACACTACCAGGTTCATTTATAATTTTATTCGTTATAGGTGTACAATCTTTAGATATATCTACATGAGTCCATGTGTGTTCTAATTTTACATATCTTTTCCAATGCTCTTTTATTCTATCTTCGCCTCCCCACCAAGATATCTCTCTGTCCCAAAGCATTTCGTCTGTTTCATTCTCAGTAAGAGTGCCGTGTGTTTCATTAAATGAATATTTTTTTCTTGCCCAGTTTATAAATGCAGGATAGTCTTCACCATTCCATTGTTTTAACATCATTTTTTTATAAGCTAGTGCAGGTTTACTATAATCATAAAAATTAATAATTGCATCATCTTCAAAATCAAAGGTATTTAATATAATATGTGGTTTAAAACTAGCTGCTAGTGTATATAAATGTCTAACTGGCTCTTGTATTTTACAATACTTTAAATCTAAATATGTTTCTGTATTCCATAAAAATACACATTGTGGGGCATAATTTACTATATTATTAACCCAAGATAGTTGAGTCTGTAAATCTTCAATACTACTAGTAGGATATACAAATTCTTTAGCATCTCTAATTTTAGGATGAAAGTTATATACAGTTAATCCATTTTCTAAACTTGTGTTTATAAAATTCCAACCATCTACTAAAGGAGTACATACTTTAGTTTCTTCCGTAGGCATAACTGCTAAAGGAGTATAATCATCATGTATATCTTTAGCATGTCTACTAGCAGCAGCTAGATGTTCTGGTTTATCTAACTTATGTTTAGCTTCTCCCCATACGGGTTTATCAAACTTCTTATAGTAATTTAAATTAACTAGTATACACTGTTTGTGTAATCCATAGTACCCATTACCTTCTGCCCAATTACTATTTGGAGTCTCTTTGTCCATAATATGTCCTGTAACAAAGAAGTTCTTTTTACCCATCCATTTTTCTATTATTTTAAAAAATGAACCATCTCTAACAATATGACCTACTGCTTGCACTATACAATATTCTACATTATGTTCTAGTGCTTTGTCTAACACATCATTGACTGAGTTGCCATATATTATAGGTCCAAAATACTTGAATCTTGTAAAAAATTCTGTAATTTCTTTACGTTTTTCTTGTATAGTCATATTTCTAGATGCAAATTTTGGATCATCAAATATTGCTACTACATAATTTTTATTGAGGCCCATTTTTCGCATAACTACGTTCTACCAACTCTTTAAATTCTTTTGTTATTTTACCATGCACTATTATATGGTATCTATCTTCATTACTATTATTATATACTGCATGTGTATTACCTACATCCAATAATAGAGATTTTCCAGGAGCAAAAGGTAAAAAACCTTTATGACCTTTCATTTTAAAATTGCAACCTTCAGGATTATTTAGTGCTATATTAGTAGGTGCTAATCTATGTTCTTCAGAGTCTTCATGCGGAGTAATATATCCTTGTGGCTCTAATAACATAAAACGTACTCTATAATACACATCATAGGGAAAATAATATTTAAAAAACTCATGAGTTATAGGGCATCTTGCACATATTTCTGTCCAGTCGTAAGGAGTTTCTTCATGACTGTTATAACCGTATTGTGTAAAGTGATTAGTTTTTTGTGGGTCAATACCATGAATACATAGACTTCTCCAACCTTTATGCCTATAAGCGCCGCCGCCATTATCTTCGTCTCTATGTTTAACAAACTCATCTTTAATAGATATTGCTTCTTTTAACATATCTTCATGGGGTATCTCTATATCAAGTTCTAACCAAGGTAAACCACTTTCAGTTGCTATTTCTTTATACTTCATTGTATCCCTGACTCTAATAACATTGCTTCATCAAATGCAAAACTGGTTCCGCAACCACAACTAGCTTTAGCTCCTGGATTTTCTACTTTTAATTGCTTGCTTAATCCTGATGTATCTAGATCTATAATACTTCCATATAGGTACTTTAAACTAACAGAGTCAATAATTGATGGTGGATTCTCTGAAAATTGTATATCATCTTTTTTAGGGTGTGTTTCCACGTCAAAAGCATAATTAAAACCAGAACAACCTCCTCCGTCTACTGCAAATCTAAAGTATTGTCCTTGTTCTAGTACATCACTAATGTATATCTGAGCTTTAGAAGTGATAGTGGGCAATTGCCCACTAACTTCGTCATTAAATATAGGAACATTACCATGAAAATCATCAATAATTTTTCTATCTAAACTAGGTACTTCTGGTAGTTCTGGTGGTTTACTATTTTTAGCTTCTACCTCTAGATTTGCAAAAAACTCATCTAATTCATCCATTATACTCTCCTTATACTACTATACTAGTACAAATTATTAAAAAGTCAATATCTAACAATATCTGTCCTGTTATTAACTTCTTCAAATACATTTATATAATCTTCTGCAACTTTATCCCATGTATTTACCATATTCATATTATCTCTTTTACTATAAATTTCTTCTTCTTTATTATGTGAATGATAAATCATTTTGATACCGTTTGTTAGTGTTTCTCCATCAGGTTCATTATAAAAAGTATGAGTACTCATTCCTGTCATTGAATCTCCGGGTTTCATTGCAAAAACATTAGAATCTGTTATGTTCATACCTTTACGTTCTACAGGAAGTCTAAAACCATTATCTTGAGATACAAAGTCATCTGTAGGACCTAGTGCTGATACTAATGGGATACATCCACAAGCCATTGCTTCTTGCACATGCATACCAAATCCTTCTGCTCTGTAAGGGTGTACCAGAATATCAGATGATTTAAATAATGCTGCCATTTCTTCATCAGATAAATCTTCATCAATATATTGTACTTCTGAACAACCTGTTTTATACTGCATCTTTACTATCTCATTTAGTACATTACTTTGTCCATAGATCTTTGGATTATCTTTAATAGTCAATACAGCATTGTCGTAAGTTTTAAAAGCATCTTTCCATGAGTTCATAAGTATATCTAGTCCTTTTCTCCATTGAGAATTTCCTACATATAAAAAATTAAACTTACTCTTATCTATATACTTACTTTCTGAATTATCTTCATTTGTATTAAATAGTTCTTTATTATAGCCATTAGGTACTACAAATAAATTTTCTGGTTTAAGTCCTGCATTTCTAAATACTGTAGCTACATAATTACTAGGTACAATTAAAGCATCTGCAAATGTTTCAAACTTATATTGCCACTCAAAAGGTGCTTTAGCATACTCCCAAGGTTGTATAAATACAATTTTAGTCCTATCACTAGCAGGCCACTGCCAAACAGGCGGATAAGAATGTCTTAGCTGTATATGAGGTTCTCCAGTTTCTGCTTGTTCTAAAACTTTTAACTGCTTAACTACTTCTTTATCTAATTTATACTCAGGATCATAAGAATCTAAAGGAGTAATGGAGATTTCCCAATCAGGATGTGCTTCTACTAGTTTACTTACTAAATTTCTGTTAATAATTGAAAGTGAGTGATTATCATAAAATTTTCCTAGAAAATCGATTATCATATTAATATGCCCTATCTAAATGTTGTTCTATATAGTTTGCTACTTCCTGTGACGGTATAGCTCTAAGAATAGGCCATTGTGCTGTTCCAAGCCCTGATGACTTAAAATTATGTAATTCTTCATAATTATCCATAGTTACCTCATCCCAAATCTGATAAAAAGGATCATTTTCAACTAAATCTGAGTGTCCTATATTATTAATCTTTTCATGTAGATCTTCTTTGGTTCTACACAGACTCCAATGAAGAGCTACTAAGGGAGACAATAGTCTATTGTGTCCAGCTGCACTTTTATCTGTCCATCTAGCATAGGTAAAAGTACTATCTTTAGACGTAACCATACCTTGATTTTCACCAAAGAAAGGAGTTCCATCTTCATTAGCAATTACTAAAGTGGTATCATCAATAGTTTTATAAGGAGTTGCCCAAGTCATACAAATATCTGCTCTATTGTAATAACGCTCTACAATAGGACAATAATTATAAAAAAAGTCTTTTGCATTTATTAGGTATTCATCTGCATCTATACTAAAAATCCAATCATTAGTACATTGTGCTTTAAGAAAATTTCTTTCGTAGTTGTCATTCTCAATAGCTACTTTACTTTTTACAAAATCTTCTTCTACAATGGATATTTTTGAATCCCCATCAATAGCGCCTAAATCTTTCCATAATTTATTTTCATCAAAAGAAAAACTATTATTACTCCAAGTAGTTCTATTCTTATCAATTCCTAAAATAATTTCATCTACATAGTTATAGTACTTAGAAATACTTTCAGGTAAATAAGCTGCATCATAGCTTATTAAACTTATTACTGATTTCTTTTTCATTTAACCCTCTTTAGTTATTTTTGGGGTAGTTTTTACTACTGGTTTTTTAGTCACTACTGCTTTAACTGCTGCTTTAATTTTTCTTTTTAAACCTAGAACTCTAATACCATTCCAATAATTTCTACTATCAGAGCCACTAGAACTAATT